ATCTGCACAAAAGCAAGCATCTAAGAATGGAAGAAGAAATCCAGACTATGAATTTGGTACTAATCCCTGTAGTGAGATTATTCTTAGACCTCATCAGTTCTGTAACTTAACTGAAGTTGTGATCAAAGAACATGACACAGATGAAGACCTAGATCGTAAAGTTAGACTAGCTACTATCTTAGGTACTGCACAAGCTACTCTCACCGACTTCCCCTATCTAAGAAAGATCTGGAAAAGCAACACACAGGAAGAAAGATTACTTGGTGTAAGTCTTACAGGTATCATGGACAACATACATACAAATTGTTTTCTTGTGAACATGAGAGAAAGACTCACAAGACTAAAGCAGATAGCTATAGATACAAACAAAAAGTATGCTAAGAAGTTTGGTATAGAAGAGAGCACAGCTATTACTTGTGTTAAACCATCAGGTACAGTATCACAGCTATGTGATTCAGCAAGTGGTATTCATGCTAGACACAGCAGGTATTACATCAGAACAGTCAGGGGAGATAACAAAGATCCACTTACAAAGTTTATGATAGATCAGGGTGTGCCAAGTGAACCTTGTGTAATGAAACCTGACACAACAACTGTGTTTAGTTTTCCAATGATGTCACCTGCAGGTTCTAGAATTAGAAATGATCTATCTGCTATTGAACAATTAGAGATCTGGTTGATCTATCAAGAACATTGGTGTGAGCATAAACCTTCTATTACTGTTACAGTCAAAGAAGAAGAGTGGCTTGACGTTGGAGCATTTGTGTTCAAACACTTTGATAAAATGTCAGGTGTGTCTTTCTTGCCACACTCAGATCATGTTTATCAGCAAGCACCTTATCAGGAATGTACAGAAGATGAGTATGATGCTATGCTTCTTAAAATGAAAACTAGAATTGATTGGTCTAAGCTACGAGATTATGAGTCAGTTGACACTACTGCAGGTAGTCAGACAATGGCTTGTAGTGGAGATAGCTGTGAGATCGTAGACATAGGAGCTTAACATGACTGCTATCTACCCAAAAGAAATTTGCTATATGTGTGGCAATTATCTTGATGACGATATGAAATGTTATGAATGTGAAGATTGCAACTGCAATGGAGAAGATATGACAGATACAATTACTTTAACAACTGATACTACATTTGACCACACAAAGTTTACAGGTGAGTATGATCCTGTGAATAAACCACCTCACTACACTCTTGATGGTGGACTAGAATGCATTGACTATATGAGACAGGTGTTAGGACTACAGGGTTTCATAGATTACTGTCATGGTAATGTTATTAAGTATCAACACAGATATAACTACAAGGGAAAACCTGTACAAGATATGGAAAAGGCACAATACTATCTGAACAAAATGGTAGATGCCTTGAAAGAAAAGCATAAGTAATGTTAGCAGAGGCTCTTGTCTGTCTTGCTCTCAATGTTTACTATGAGGCTAGAAGCCAGAGCATTGTAGAGCAGATAGCAGTAGCACAGGTTGTTATTAACAGGGTTAATGACGATAGATATCCAGATACAATCTGTGAAGTTGTTAAACAAGGGGAAAAGAATACTGATGGAACAATGAAAGAAGATCGTTGTCAATTCAGTTGGTATTGTGATGGAGCTAAAGATAAACCATACAATGAAAAATCTTGGGAGCTTGCATTAAGTGTTGCCAGATCTGTACGTGATGGTAAGACAACAGACTTAACAGAAGGTGCAACACACTATCATGCTATCTCTGTTAATCCTTATTGGGCAAAGACTCTGAAGAGAGTAGCTAGAATAGGTAAACATATTTTCTATAGGTGGGAGAAGTAGATGAAGTACAAGAACCTAGAACAGGAAGCTAAAAATTTTAACAAGTTACGTATGATCAAGACCAACAGTAACGACAAGGTTCTTACGACAAGAAGGTTTCTAGCAGGTCAGGCACTATCTGGTATCATAGCCAGAAGTCCTAGTTGGTCTAATAAAAAAGATGTAGTGAGAGAAGCTTATGAGTGGGCAGACAAGATGTTAGAAGAGGGTTAGTCTACTAAGGTTATACCCTTTTGGATTATTGATCTATCTAATCTTGATTTATTATCATCTATATAATCTTTTAAATATTCTAACTGTGCCTCATCTAGTTCTGTAATATCAAGAATAATTTTGTTGTTATTATCTTTATAATTTATTTCTTTTAAAGCTTCTTTTATTCTTTCTTCTCCTCTTCCACCCTCAAAAAGTTTATAAATATCCCCTGCTTTTCTATCTTCAACAATACTAGATAACTGAAGCGTAGACTTAACTCTTTTTTTAGTTTTTGAAATTATTTTATTAACCATATATCTTTTTTCATCAAGAGATAAATTTTTATATCCTTCAGATGTGATTAATTTTCTAGCTTCATATTCTAACGTAAGTCTTGCTACTTCATTTAGTCTATTATTTATTTTAACAAAAGGTGTTCTAATATCTGTTTTCCAAGTAGGTCTTTCTATACTATTAAACATCTTTTCAGTAGCTGATTGAGCTACGTTTTCCCTGTAACCTAACAATCTACCTAGGGTCATAGACTTATCATCTGTAACTGCAGACTCTTTTTCAACAGTTCCTGTTGCTTCTAATAGTGGAGTAAAGATCTGATCTAAATATCTCAATGAATTATTTAAACCTACAAAACCAGTTTTTCTATCTAGGTCAACCCTATCTCCACCTTTAGCGATACCTACTATCTGATTAATGGGATCAATTGGTCTTGTTACACCACTAACAAAACTCTGTATCAGAGGAGATGCAGTTACTCCAAGAAATTCTTTAGTGGCACTTAACATTCCTTCATACTGAACCTGATCAGGTATGTCACCTAGATCTGCAAAATAATCTTGCACCTTACCAAAATTTTGATCTAATGTTCTGTATAAAGCTTTCAAACCAAAAGTTTCTGCAAAAACAGTAGCCATTTCTTTAGGTATTTCTGTACCTGTTCTAATGTAAGCTATTATCCTAGCCATGTATTTAATAAATGACTGTGGAAAATCATACTCTTGAGAAATTACAGAACCATCATTAGCTCTTTCTTCTTTCCAAGACAGACCTTGCTGTAAGTAATCTGCTTCTTCTGAAGAGTAAAAGTAAAACATACTCCAACCTGCTATTGCTTTTGAAGCTGCATCCATCCTATCTTCTAATGTGTAATATTTCACTTCCTTCAAAATATTTTCTTTAGCTATTGCTTTTTGTGCATCATTTAAATCAGTTGCACTATTAATATTATCTATAGCTTTACCAACTGTTGTACCATACTTACTTTTAATTTTTCTATTGGCAAATATATTACTAGTTGTTTTGTAAGCAAATTTAGCACCAGATAATTCTGACATAAAATCTACTGTGCCATTAAAAAATTGACCAAAAGGTATGTTAATACCAATGATAGGAAACTTTCTAAATTTTTCTATAACACTAGCAACACCTTCAACAGCACCCTCAACTCCTGTCATGTATTCATTAATTTTTTTATTAGTTGCATATGATTTTGCAAACACACCCTTATTAGTTTGATCAACAGACATTGTTTCAATAGCCATGTATTTTTTAGAGTTCATAATCTCTAATACATCTTTTCTTTTATAAAACTCCTCATAAGTTTGACCATACTCTTCAAGAATATTCCTCTCTAAATTATACATAAAATTTTGTTGTTTAAAGAAAATATCCTGTGCTCTAACAGCGTAAAGTTTTTGAAAAAAATCTTTATATTTTTCAACTGCTCTTATATCAAAACGAGTAGATGGATCTATACCAAACTCCTCCATTATCTTTCTGTTTTCTACACCACCACTTAAATACCTTAAAAGACTTTCTCTAACTTCAGGTCTTAATGCGAAATAAGATTCTGCTTGTTCTCTTGTTGCATTTGGTGCAAGTAAATTACCAAATCTTTTTGGAACTGCTCTTAAAATATTCATACCCTTACTAATGTTTACAGGATCACCAGTTACAATACCTTTAGCTCCTGCTATGGTGTACAAACCTGCTCTTACAACATCAGATAATGTGTCTGCAGTACCCCTTTTTACAGTACCTAAAATATTTAAAGCAGTTGTTCCGGGATTTGTAACAATTGCTTGTATGGTTAAGTTTTGATAATACTCTATATTCTTAGACAAAGAAGGTCTGTCAGATAATTGTTTCTCAATAAATTGTTCAAGACTCATTTTCTTTTTTAAATCATCAGCTAATTCATCATATTGTTTTTTAAAAGCATCTAGATTTAAATCAGGATTAATTTTAGAAATATATTCTGTAAAAAGTTTTGGGTCATCTAGTCTTAGACCTTGTTGAACACCTAAAACTTTAGATAATTCAGAACTTATTTGAAGTTGAGCACCTGCTAGACTTTGTTTAGATGCAAAGATATTAGCTAGAGTTTTAAAATCATGTTTTTTATATTGTGTTCCTATAACTCTTTTTATATTATCCTTAAAGAAATCACCCATTGTAGTGTTTTCTAATTCTATCATAATGTCTGCTATAAAATTAGTTACATTATCACCATCATATCTAGCTCCCTCAAACCTAATATTATTTTCTACAAGTATTTCTGCTAAACCTTTTATTTTTGGAGATATAACTTTACCATTTTTAATAAGCTCATCTCTACCTAATAGTAGTTGCCTAAAAAAATCATCTCCTACTTTTATAGTCCTACCCTCTTTGACAAGAAGACCTTGACCAACTTTTTGTTTAAAAGTAGTTCCTTTTTTCTTAGGATCAAAACTATCAAACAGACGAGTCATATCGTCTCTAAATTTTTTAGTGTTTAATTTTTTAGCTTTAGCTGTAGTAACTTTTCCCCTAGGAATATCAGTAAACTTTTTAATTTCCTGTCCAATATTCTCAAGAAAATCTTCTTCTGAGATAGCTTCTTTTCCAAAGATCTCATCTAATATTGTGGACTGTTCTTTAGCTAACTTTTTATTACTTAGCATAAGACCTGCAGAAAGCATACCACCACCAAGAACACCTAAAGCAGTTAGACCACTTTGAAAAGGAGACCAATCTTCCTGTCTTCCTGTCATAATCATACCTTGCTGATAAGCATAATCAATACCTATAGCTAATGCACCATCTACTGCACCTGCAGTTATCAATTCTTTTCTTGCAGATCTCTTTAATATTTCTTTAGTACCTGCATTCTTCATAGTATTTTCTACTGCTCTCCTTGATACAAATTCTAAAGTTCTTTGTTTAGCTTTATTACTAATATTCTTTTTTGAGGATTGTTTGGCTAGTTCAGTCATACCTTTTTTAGCTGCATCAACTGCAATTTTCTTAACAACTGCAGTGCCTGATTTAGCTCCTGCTCCTGCAACAATTCTTCCTACACCAAATCCTAACACAGTTGTAGGATCAATAACAATGGCTCTAGCATAAGTTCCTAGAGCACTCACTGTCTCACCAAAAGAATACTCTCCAGAAAATACACCTTCAAATTTATCAAAGACATCATAAGCTAATCCTGCATTTCTTAGTTTATCTTTATCTCTCTTAGCAGCAGAAGTAAGCTGAAAGACTTCTCCACCAGTGACAACAGATTGACCTGCAGAAAACTTACGCATACGAACTAGATAATCTTCTACTAGTTCTTCATCTGACATATCTCCTTCAAGTATACCCTCAAAGTCTTCCATATATTTTCTAATGACAGACATTGCTTCTTTATCTTTTAGAACAGTAGTAGGAGTATAAGATATGTCCTTCTCAAATCTAGGCATGGCATCATTAACTATCTCCTCCTCTTCCTTTGAAGGAGAAAAGTCTTCACCATCTATTATATTTTTATTAGGTTTATATTTTTCTTCTATCTCTAATAAAACAGGATCATTTCCTATATAATTACCATAAGCATCATACATTATTTATACCTTAAAAGTTTTTAATCCAGTTATCATAATCATCATCTCCTGAAACAGGAACAGTTCCATCTTCTCTTATATAAAGAAAAGGAAAGTTCATCATAAAACTAGGTATGCGAGCCAGTGCATCTTGACTTTCAACAGCTGCCTTAAAAGAGTCTGTTGCAAATTCTTTAAAAAAGTCTTCAGAGTATTGATCATTATCTATCTGATTTTTCATTTCATTTAGTCTTTGAAGTTCTTTTTGTATATTATCAAAAGGCTCACCTCTCTGTTTTGCAATCTCTATTTGTGCTTGTTTTTTAGCCATAGCATTTATTAAACGACTTTCAGATCGGCTTACTAAAGCATCCATACTTTTTGCAATATCTTCTATAGGCATTTCCATTATAGCACTATAGTTAGTTTGTATAAAAGGATCTGCAGGTAAAGTAGTAGGTTGATATTCTGCATAAATTTCATTAAACTCTTCTGCAGATAAATTAGGATTTAATAATCTTACGATTATATCATCAACATTTTTTATCGCAGGTTCTGTAATAAGTTCAGAAGATTTTTTAATCCACTCTTCTTGACTTAAATCTGTAGGTTTTGTTTGATCTAGTATATCATAATATTCTAATAATAAATCACCTTTAATATTAGTTTGACCTGTAACATTTTCAATTTTTTGTATTTGCTCTGCAACCTTTAATGCCTTAAAAGGATTCTGTGACACTAAATTAAGAACAGCCTTTTTCTTTTCATCACCACCTTCATAATCAGAAAACTTACTCTCCCACCAAGACAAAGCTTCTTCAGCCTTTTGTTGTTTAAGGGTACTAGTCTCCTTATCTTTTCTTAAAAGAGGTATAAGCTGTGTTACTTTAGCATCAATCCTATCTCTCTCTTTAAAAGCATAAGCATCTGCTTCCTTCCAATAATCAACAATCCCACCTAAAAAACTCATGCCATTCTCCTTGCCATTAGTCCTTGTGCAGGACTCTCTTCTGTTTCTTCCATAGGCATCTCTTCAACAGGTTCTTCTGTCTTAGCAACTTCTGTGTCCTCTAACGACATAAGATCTGTTGCCTTCTGACCACCTATCTCCATCTGATCTAAGATCTTTGCAGCCCTAACTTCATCTCTCTTGACCATGATTGCTCTTTGTGTTTCAGGATCATCAAGACCTTCATTAAAATCTACACCACCTCTTAATGCTACACCCCTGATAAACTCAAAGATGACAGGACCTATGATTAAACTTACATCAATGGAGTGTATGCCCTCCATAACTGCACTTCTTAATATGCCCTCTGTAAGTGTCTGCAGGTCTACTCCCTGCTCTAAGAAAAACATAATGTCTTCCATAGCACCATCTTCTGTAAGATTAACTAGGTGTCTTTCTATAGCTTCATAAGGATCAGTAACCTCTGGAGGTATTTCATAGGCTGCTGCTTTAGGAGTTGTTGTAAGTGACTCCCCCGGAATAGGTCTTTCAAATTGCATTATGCTTTCTCCCAATTATTAATAGCTTTAGAACCATTTAGTCCTTCATCATCCTCAATACCAACCCTAGCAGCTCCTTTCCAAGGACTCCAAGATCCTGTTTTAGCTACATAATCTAGTGACCAACGTATTTGATTTGTTATACCTTCTAGTGTATTGTCAGACACTAACTTTCTACCAGTATCTTTTTGATAAGTATTACCTAAACCACCATCAACAAACAATTGATAAGGTCCGTAAGATCTTTCTTGTTTACCTTCATATTTTAATTGAGATTGATAAGAGTTTAAACCCTCTGCTCTGTAAACTTTTATTGCTGTTGCCACATCCATGTTTCTTAGTTTAGCTTCTCTTGCAATAATAGACTCAATATTTTTTTGAGTAATACCTTTGTAGCCTGTAGCTGAATAACCTTCTTTAGCCTTGGACATCTTAACAGATTCTATTACTTTGTCAATATCCTCAACATCCATGCCTTTAATTTGTTTAAAATATTCTTCATTTATGTTATACAACTCATTATGACCTGCTATAAGATCGTCAAGAGGATTTTTTGTTTCTGGTGATTGAACCTTAGTTGTTACACCTAGTCCTTTCATACCCAATCTACTTTCTTGTTTAGCTTTTGTTCTAGTTAAAACTGTCATTGGATCAGATCTACCCTCTAGTAATCCTGCCATCTCTCTGTACTTTTTCATGTCAAACATTTTAAATCCTACCCTGTTCAAAAAATATTACTTAAATTTAATAAACCTTTAAAACTACTCAAGCTACTACCAAATAAGAACCTAGCAAAGAATGAACCTCTGTCTCTAGCCTCTTGTGCATCTATTGCTTCTCTCGCAGCCTGTAAATCTTTATCTGCAAGAATAAGCTTTAATGCTCTATCTAAAGCACTTTCAGATTCAGCCATAGAAAAGCTCATTAAGTCTCTTTCTCTCTGCCATACTTGATCTATAACTTTATTAGTTAAACCATTGACTTGTTTTGCATATTCAAAATTACTTTGATTAGCTGCAGCCGTATTAGCTGTAGTTGTATCTTGTCTCCACTGTGCGTTAGCTTGTGCTATAACAGCACGTTGCTGTGCATTAAACAATTCTCTTTGATTTTGTATTTCAGAATTAAATTTAAGTAAAGCATTAGCTTCATTAGCATTAAACTGTTTCATGGCATTAGTTTGTGCAGAGTTAAACTGACTTACTTGAGATGTAAGAGTAGCCATAAACTGATTGACCTGATTTTCTGTTGATGCATTAAACTGTAACCTAGAGTTATCAGCAGCTGTATCAGAAAGTAAAACATTATTTCTGGCTTGAGCTTTAAAAATCTCTGTTTGCTGTTGATTGTTTAGGTTAGCCATGTCTAGTTGCAAAAAGTTTTGTGCATTTTGAACTTGAGCCTGTTGTTGATTACTTAAAGTAGCCATTTCTAATTGAGATAGTTGAGCAGCTTCAGCCATTATAACAGCTTGTCTATTATTTAAATTAGCAAGATTAACAGTTTGTGCCATCTTAGCGTTCTCTAGTGCAACTTGTTGATCTGCACTAAAGTTCATATTAGCTATCTCACTAACTCTAGCGGCATTCATAACTTTAGATTGAAACTCTTGGTCAAACTCTATCTGTAAAAACTTTGCTCTTTGTTCTGCTTTAGCTAGAGCCATCTGCTGTTTGTTAGCAGTATCTATCTGTGCTATTGGTAATGATGCTTCCATAGCGGCTTGCACGATAGCCTGACCTGCCATACTTGATGCACCTAAACCCCTCTGTGCCATCACTGCAGTAGCTCTACGCATTGCTCCTGCTGCCCAAGGTGGTGTGTTACCTCCCTCAAACTGATTCATTAAAGTAGTTAGTTCTTGTTGCATAGAAGCAGCTTCTACTTCTCCTGTACCAAAAGCTTGTCCTACTCTAGCTTGATCTACTGCACTACCTGATATAAGTTCTCCTTGAGGACCTGTCTGTAAAGTTCTTGTAGGTGCATCTTGCACTGTAGCAGCAGTTCCTGTAGCTCCTGTTAAGTTAGAAACTGCAGTAGTATCTTTTGTTTGTCCTGTTATTTGTCTTGTAGGAGTTGATTGTGTCTTAGCAGAAAGTTTAGCTAGTTCTGTATCTATAGTATCTCCTGCTTTTGTAAAGTCAGTATCAGTTACAGTTTTAGCACTAGAAGCTGCAGGTGTAACACCATCTACTGATGCACTAGGATCTTGTGCTTGTGTAACTTGTTGAACTTGTGCAGGTTGATCCACTATGGGTGCAGTGCCTAAAGCTAAACCTGTAGTAGATGGTAAGACAGCACCTGTTGTATTAGGATCAATATAAGAGACAGGTGGAGCAGTCACAGCACCTGCAGGAGCTATTGTGGCTTGAGCAACAACACTTTTTTGTGCATCATAAACATCTTCAGGACCTATTTGAGTAGTAGTAAGATCTTGTGGTTGATTAACATCTACCCTGCTATCATCATAAGCTTTTTTGTTTGCTGCTTCTTGATTTTTACCTGCAGTAGATGCTTCTTCTGATGTTGGAAAAGAAGCTAACTCCGAGTTATCACTCATAATAGGAACGAAACTAGGAGCATCTGGTTGACTTCTATCATCTACTCTACTAAAAGTTACATAGCCACCACTTTGATACCCACTAACAAGAACACCTTTATTAGCTTGAATAGATTGTTGTTTTTGTGTTGTATCAAAATAACCTTGAGGAACAGGTTGCTGTGGTATAAACTGACCATCTTGATTTAAGATACCTGATATGTACATAGACATACCCTGATTATTCTGAAACAATCTACTCTGAATATTACCTGCTACACCTGCTGCCTGTTTTTCTGCAAGTGTTTGAGGAGTTAAAAGTTGAGCTTCATCTTTTGCTCTTTGTGCAAACTGTGATGCTTGTCTATTAAAGTTTGTTTGATAGGTAGGTATACTAACTTCTTTAGTTGTTGAACCTCCTGTTAAAGTTGGAGTTGTAATTGTAGGTGGTTTAAACTTCTCTCCTTCTCTTCCTGTAGGTAAAGTAACATTATAACCACCATCAGGTTTAGGTGTAAAAATGTTTTTTGCTTGAGTTAATTCTTGAGCAGGAACATCTGGTGTAACTTGCGTTGGCACTGTTGGTGGTTTAGGAGTTTTAACAGTAGCAGAAGTATTCCATTCTAATATGTTTATGTCTTTATCCGTGTTAAGTCCCGGAGCAGTTGTTTGTCCTGTCCAATTACCTTGTGCATCAAGAACTAATTCACCACCCGGAATAGTATCTACAGTGTAGTCATCTCTTAAAATAGCATTAGTATTTTCAGGAGTTATACCTTGTTTTGCCATTTCCTGTTGAAGAAACAAACTGTTAGCAACATTACTATTAACTAGTCTTTCACCCTCCTGCAAGTTAGCTTTAGCCTGATCTTGTTGTGCCCATTTATCTTTAAGTATTTTTGCTCCTACATCTGTAGCTTCGTTAGTACCATAAAAATCTGTATTACTTCCCGGAGTATAACCTGCAGCTTTTAAAATATCTGCACCTACAAAAGCACCACCTGCTATTTCATTCTTAGTATCTACACCTAATTTTTCTAAAGCTGCACTATATTTTCCACCATCTACTCCAGTGTTTTGTGACAAGTAATAAATATCAGCAAACTCTTTTATTTCATCTTCATATTGAGAAAGAGCTGCCTGATTAACTACAAGATTTTCGTCAATATCTTTTTGACTGTAAGTATGAACTTGACCATTTACAGTTAAATTTCCAGAGCTATCAAAAGAAACTCCACCACCTAAGTCAGCTCCCGGCTTTAACTCACCACTAGCTATACGATCTTTAAATTCAGGATCATTAAGTATATTAACAGGATCTCCTGCTTTTATATCAGTCCTTTTAACAAATAAATCTGGTTTTGCCATCTATCTAATCCTTGCTCAATACTTTATCTAGTTTATCTTCTAATCTATGTAGTGCATCCATTACCTGTGTAAGATCATCTCTAAGTTCTTTACGTGTGGCATACTCTTCTCTTGTTTTATTTAGTAGTATATCAATACGTTTGACTTCCTGTACAAGTCCTCTAAATGCCCATACAGCAGGAGCTATTACTAATGTTAAGATAATATTCCAAAACATCCATGCACTAATTTCCATCTACTACTCCTGAATTGATTTTAAATACCACACAAGCCAACCAAAACCTATAATTGTACAAAGTAAAAATAGTATAAATAAACCTTCAATACATCTATCTTTAAACTCTTGTTTCTTATATAGTTGTTCTTGTCTAGCCTTTCTTATCTTACCTTCCATTGCAATCAACTCATCCCAAGCTTTGTGTCCATGAGAAAACTGTATGAAAGTTTTAAGTTCGTATCTCTGTTCTTCTAACTTTTTCTTAGCAGCAAATGCCTCTAGTGCTTCTTGCTCTATTGATCCAAATACTTTACGAAAGATAGGAGGGTTCTTTGCCTGTTTTTCTTTTTGTTCTATATCAGACACAGCACCCATCCACTTAGATAAATCACCACTCATCTGTTCTATATCACGACCTGCTTGAAAGGCTCTTTTTAGACCTGCAAATGCAGTGCTTGCTGTTGTTAAACAAGCTCCTATCGTGATTGGATCAAACATTAGTGCTTTGTCTTATTCTCTATCTTCTTAGTATTAGTCAATGACTGCTTATCAAGAAGAGTAAAACCTCTACGTTCTGCAAACTTTTGTGGATCACCTTCCCACTTATCTGCACAAGCCTCTAGCCAACGCATAGTCATCTCATGTGTAGGTGCTTTACCTTCTTTCATCAATTCATTCTCTGTATTAAGATAAGCAAAAACTTCAGCTTGTGCTTGAGCACCACTGATACCTAAGTCAAAAAGATAGATCATGTTACCTTCATCTATAATACCACCTCTAGGTCTAGCACTAGAAAGAGCTTGCTTCATAGCTGTCATTATGTGGTATCTGTTTTCTTCTCTCTCGTACATTTCTTCTGTAATCTCATCCACACCTAGATGTTTAAGAAGGGATTGATATTGATTGACAAAAAAGTTCATCTTACGTATTGCACCCTGTACAGCATCTTGTGAATTAACAGATTGTGTTTGTAGTTCTAATATTTCTATTTCTAACATCTCTCTTTCAAGATCATCTTGACACTCAAGTAACTCACGCTGTTTCATCTTTAGTTCTACAGCTTTCTTTTGCATCCTAATGTGAGCTTCTTGCAGGGCATTCTTTGTTTTGTTTACTTCTGCTAGTGTATGTTTAATAGAACGAACAGGAGTAATAGCAGTAACATCAAGTGTTACACCCATAAACTGTGAGTGTGACTTATGAAAGTTACTAGATGCCTCTTGTATAACAGGCATTTTTTCATCTATGTTTTTTAACATAGTTTTATATTCTGGTTTTACTT